TGATGACTGACGATGGCTCAGGCGAGCTTATGGATGTAGAGAGGTGCGGAGGCTTCGCGGAATGCGGTTTCCACCGTATCGACGGTATGCCCGGCACCAAAAATGAGCTTGGAGCCATCAAAGCCCGCAGACGCATAAACGCGCTTTTGAACAGGCCCCGCGGTCGTATCCACATCGACCGCAAGCACGGCGGAAGGAACTTCCGAACCGTCAGCGGCGGCAGATGCCGAGAGCTTATAAGTGCCGTCTGCGTCTCCGAGCACGGCACCACGTTTGAGAACTTGACCTGCACCAATGGTCACGGTGCGGACAGCAACAGGGTAGTCGCCGACGAGCAGGTCGCCGGGCGTATAATCTTGGGTCTGCATGTGCAGCTCTCCCTTATGAGATTAACGGAATCCTGAACCGGGGATCAGGCCTTGCGCGCGGCGGCGCGGTTCTTGGCAAAGGCGACCAGTTTCGCATCTGCAGTTTTTGGCTGTGCGGCCCCACCACCATTGCCAAGTGCCGGAACGCGACCACTCATGCGTGAAGATAAGGAGGGCGTTGAGGATGCAGCCGGGCCAGATGCTTTCAGGGTCGCGATGGCATTCTTCGCGCTCATATTGGTGCTGAAAGCGAGATGTGCTGCCAACGAAGGATTTCCATCTGCTTGAGCGCAGCCAAGGATCGAAGACATGCGCTGACGTTCTGCGCGGCGACCACGGGCAAATTCGCCTTCATCCTTATCTTCATCTGCGACGGGTTCATCTTCGTCCGCATCAGGCTTCGGATCAGCATCGTCATCCGCTGCCGGGTCCTTATTTTCGTCGTCCTCGGCTTCTTCCGGACGTTCGTCGTCTTCAAGGTCCTCGGGCTTATCTTCCTCGAGGCGTGATTTCATGGAGCGGCCACCAACGGCAGCCCGGATAGCGCGTGCAAGCGACATCGGCTCTTTTCCTTATTTGATTGTAGGTATGGGTCAGGCGTAGCGCTTACGCGCCTATCGCTGCCAAAAAAGCTTTGAAGGCATCTTTTGGTCGAGCAACCGCATCGACAATGCCTAGATCAACAGCCTTCTGGCCTCGAAACGTATCCGCCTCAGTAGCGAGAGCGGCATCAAGAGAAATCCGACCGCTGCGATAACGTGCAACGGTTTCTGCAAACAACACCCGCATAGATTCGAGATCGTCAATCGCGGTGCTGTATTCTTCATCTGACATGGCTTCGAACATGCCGGGACGCGCTTTGCGTTCACCCGCCCGCAGGATCGTAACGCCAAGCCCCTGTTTCTTCGCCCATTCCGATGCATCGACGTGCATTGAGATAACACCGATGGATCCGGCATAACCTGTGGCTGGGATAACAACCTGCCGGCAGGCCGAGGCAATCAGATAAGCGGCAGAACAAGCATGATCTGTCAGGATGGCAATGGTTGGTTTTTTCTGGGAGAGCTGAAACAGATCCTCAGCGCAGTTAAAGCAGCCGTCAACTTCACCGCCAAAACTATCAATCTCAAAGACAACACCTTCGATGTCGTCGCGATCATGACAATCCGCGATCTGAATGTTGAGACCTTCGTAGGAGGTAACACCCGACGACTTTCCAACCCACGCGCCCTTGTTGACGAGAGAGCCTTCGGCCTCGATGACAGCAACCGGCCCCACCATCTTAGGGCCTTTGTAGATATTCTCGCCGGTCCATCCGCTGCGCAGTTCGCGCATATCTTCCGTCAGGACCCCCATTTCAGGCGAGGCACGAACATTGACCTCGTTGCCCAACACACGCGGGCCAAAGGCGCGCGCGATAATATTGGCTTTCCCCTCATGCAGCATCAACGGCGTGTTGAAGAGACGCGCCGCAACTTCCGGCATTGCATATGGCATCATTTGCTTGTCTCTTCTTTTTCATCATTGCCTTGCTCGTTTGGATCGGACGCAAACCGCGACACAACACCGGCACTGGCCATTTCACCCGACACAACACCCAGCTTACGAGCAAAGCGCTGTTCGCGCGCACGCTGCATCATGTCTTCCTTCCAGTCGCGGCCCTGTTCTGCCGATTCCGATTCCTGCGTCGTGAGACCTGTTGCAAGACGGATGGCTGCGGCTTTCGCTTCTTTCTCTGGATCGACCCAGCCGCGTCCGCTTCCGATCCATGCCGCACGTACCCAACCCGCAGGGTTGGCCTCAAAAGAGACTGCGTGTGCAGGCAGAATGATACGACGCTGATCAAAAACCTCTTCCAACCAAGCCCAATAAATTGGCTGCATGAAGGAGTGCGCGAAGCTTGATTTTTCAGCGGAAAGGCCGCGCCAAATTTCCAGAAGCGCTGCACGAGCACTGGAATAATTGACCTTTGACCAGTCCATGGTGAGCTGTTCGTAGGTCAGACCCACACAGGATGCGATGTTGCGAAGGGCTGCATTTACAAACACTTCAAACGCTGCGTTCGGATGCTCAGATTTGGTGAAGACAACATCTTCACCGGGGTTAAGGAAATTGATCTGAGCGCCTTTGAGGCGGATAGGATCAGTACCATAAGCGGCAGATTGGGCCGCCGATAACGCATTGATCGACTTTCCTATATCGCCAGCACCAAGAGAATCTGCGAGCTGGTCCATGTCGAAGGGTGTCTTGATGAAAGCAGCCATAACGGCATTTAGAGACGCCGCCTGCAATTCGTAATCGTTATAATCCGAGACCTGCTTTAGCTGCTGCAGGATTGGTGCCCAACGAGAGGCACCACGCGTCATGCCGGCACGGGTTGCCTCAAACGAATGAACCGCTATCGGACGCCCATAATCATCTTCGCGCTCGATACGCTCCCAGATGAAGCTTTCCCGCATCCGGCCAAATACATCTCCGGGATGGGCCTTGCGAACATGGTAAGCAATGGGAGCGCCATATTCATCCAGTTCGACACCGTCGCGCAGTGTGTCGGAATCCATCTGTCCCATGGGGTTAGAGAGCCGGGCCGGATCGATAACATGCACGCAGGTGCCGTAACCATTGCCGCCCATGCGGTAAGGCAGAACAGCAAACGCTTCACCATCTGTAAATCGATGGCGCGCGGCCAGCCCTAAGATTCCTGAAACCGACTTTGTGCGTTCCGCATCAAACCAGTTACGTGGGTCAGTCGCCACATCCGACCAAAGCGCCTCAATCTGATCTCCGATCTCGTCCGCCTCATCTTCTGTGAGATTGAGCGTTCTGGCATTCGGTTTTGATGACAAACGCCAACCGGAACCAATCACATTATCAACGAGACGCGTTACACCCGCCGATGCCCAGCCGCTGTTACGAACTGCATCATTGATGCGATCAACAACCACGTCCCGGTTTAAGCCCAGTGCCGATTGTCCAGAGTAGGTCCCGGGCCGCCATGCCGCCATTGAGGAATGGTCGTTGCCGGCGGCACTATAGGCCGCACTCATTGCATATCGTCGGCGCGCAGCTGCGCGCACAGGTTCAGGCAACGGATGACCCGCACCATCAAGAATGACTGTATTGCTCATCCGAACACCACGCGACGTGCGCGGGAACGCGAAGGTGCGAGACCAAGCTGCGATTCTAATTCCCGAATATAATTGCGCAGTTTCCCTTCATCGGCGGTTGTGTAAGTCACGCTTTCACCTTGATAGCTCAACTGTACCGTGGCGGTGCCAGTTAGCAGGCGATGCAATGCGTCCTGTGCCTCGGTGAGACGTTGTTTGATGATCTCACGATTGGCCATTCGAGACTCCTGTTAGCCTCGGCGCGTTGCTCTTGCACGCGCTCTGGCAATTGCCGCTGCAACGAGCGGGTTGTTGTCTTGGGATTCATGCTTTGATGATGACGGCGCATTTTGCGTCGGCTGGAACATCATTTCTTCAAGATCGAGCTGCGCGGGCGGTGGCTCGTTGGCGAGCCGTTCTTCCAGTGCGTCCCATTCTTCTTCGGTCCAGTAATTTATGCCGAGACGAAGGGCTGCAGCTTGCGCCTGATTAATCATATCCAGCGCTTCATTGCGGATACCGGAGGGCAATTCCCATTCGTAATAGGGATGACCTGCACGGTTCTTGCGTTGAACGCGGCGTTCCGACGTGGCTTGCTGGAAGAAGTCGTCGCCAAGGCCCTTTGCAAACTCGATATAGCCGGTCTGCTCTGGATCTTCCTTTTTATAGGACCGATAGAGCGACGCCTTCATCACAGACGCATTGAAATTGAAGAACCGGCGCTGATATTTGAGTGGCTTACCGCGCTTGTCCTTTTCCTTCTTGACCTGCCCCAACATAGGTGCAGCTTCACGATTGTCACCGCGAACCATGATCACATCGGTGATCGGATGTTTTCGCGCCCATTCCCACACATCCTCGGTGTAGGCATTGCCGTCAATTGCGGTTAGATCGGCCTTGCGTCGATTGCCCCAGAAATCGGGCCATTCTCGTTGGATCAGCTTTGACAACGCATGCTGCACTTGCGGTTCCGAGATGTGGCCAGAATGCGCCACGTATCCCGGCAGATTTCGCCCAGACGTATCGTCAAATATCCCTCGATCGATCACAACGCGATAGCGATTTTTGCCATGGCCCAGCAGCTGCCATTCCACGCGGTCGCCCTGAACATCAATGCCAATAGTCAACACCAAAGCACGTGGCGGGATAACACCACGAATGACGCTGCCTTGTTCGGCGCGATCTCGCAGCAACTCCCAACCAACGGCTTCACCATCAGTTTCAAATGGTTGTCCCAGCCAGTCGTTGAAGAAAACCTGTTCGGCACCGGACTTCTTGCCTTTGTCATCCGGGCCGCCGCGTTGCACGTTGAGATATGCACGGGCCAACGCTTCCCAGCTTTCAAGCGGCGAATACGCCACCCAGATATGAAACGAGCGATGATAACGCGCACGCTCAGGATATTTTGCGACCCAATCCGCGCCATTGGTAGGATCAACCATCCAAGCCCGATGATGCTCGCGGATTTCGCCACCGCATTTGGGGCAGAAGAAGCCAGCCTTCTCGGGATGATCTGCGCTGATGTGATCGCGCATATTCTCCCATTCGAGCGCATGGAGGTGACGACAATGCGGGCAAGGAACGTGATAGCGTTCCTGTGTGCCTTGTTCAAAGTTGCTGGAAATCCGGCAGCCTGGCGCAATCAGCGGCGTTGAAATTTTAAGGATCTTTGCCGAGATAAACGCCTTGGATCGGCTTTCAGCCTGACTTTCTGGATCACCCGCTTCGTTGTTCTGCCATTTCGACAGATCGTCCTGCACCTGCTTGCGCGGTGAAATCATCGATAGGCCTGAAGGCGAATTTGCACCCGCCGCCTGAATAGCGCCACGACCGTCAGCGCGTTCCTTATAGTGGATCGAGTTGCCACCATCACGGCTCTTCTCAGGAAAGAGCGCTGCCAGCGATGTGGTTTCTCTGAGCAGTGGCATGAGCTTCTGCTTTGACCAACGAGACGCGTTTTCCTCGGTCGGGTGGACGTAGAGAAAATCGCATGGGTCCATGTCCATGGTGCCGAGTGTGAAGATATTCGCGAGTACCGTGCCACCGACCTGCGCCGACTTTGATATCGTCACCATGCGGCAAGCATCTTCGGGAGAGAGTGCCCGAAGAATTTCCGAGAAGAATGGAAACAGCGCCTCGTTGTAAGGACCCGGAAACTGGGTGATACGATCTGAAAAGACAATGTTGCCTTTCGCCCATTTTAGATAGTCGACAGGCGGCGGCGGCTCGGTTTGCTGCATCAACACCAGATATGTGAGACGGCGTGGATTGCAGAGAAGTGTCATTTCTCATCCTCACTGTCAGAATCCGTATCATCGTCAGCGATATGGGCCGGTTCATTCTCCGCGGATTCACTAAAGCCTTGGGCTGCACGAGCACGCACATCGCGGAATGATCTCTGCAGGTGATGCAGAATATCGCGCTGTGGCACTTCAAATTGGCCCGCTAAATATGTCGCCATATCTGCAAGCCCGCCCTCCATCACTCGATAAGCCATCGCAACGGCACGGGTGATTTCTGCTCTCGCTTCGTCCGCGAAAATGTACCGGCCCTCTGCAAGTGCTTCCTCGCGGCGTGCCCGCGCGGTCTGCATTTTTGCCTGTTCTAGTTTTTCAAGTGCGATCTGGTCTGAGACGGCATCGCCTTGTGAACGCGGTACCGAAACAATTGGTGTACTTGAAAGATCAAGTTCTTGTTTTTGATCCGATGATGACGAGACCCGCGTGCCAAGGCCATTGAGGCCCACGCGTTGTGCAACATCCAGCCGACCATTCAGATGCCGGCGCGCCTTATCAACGATGATGCGTGCGCTGCGTCCTGTGCCATCCAAGGCATCCGGCCCAATTT